CCACTTGAGCGGTTGTAAAACTTGTATAAGTAGTACTGTCATAGCTTTTTCTAAACTGTGATGTTGTTGTATAGCCAGTAAGGTTTTTAACAGTTGAACCATCTGTTGTAACAGTAATGGTATCGCTGAAAGTAGAACCTTGGTCTATGGTTATATTTTTGATTACTTTTTTTGCCATGGAATATATACCTTTAAATTTATGAGATCTATTGTTACACTAAAATACGGAAACAAATACTCTTCCAATGATGTAAACACTATTTATAATATGTGTAAACCTTATCTACGAGGCGGCAACTTCTGGTGTCGCACAGATGACAACTCTGGACTAGAACAAGGAATATTAACCCAACGCATCAGCACATGTATCGGAAACTGGGAAAAAATTGTACTCCTAAAAAGTAATTTTGGTGGCCCAACTTTATATTTAGACTTAGATGTAATCGTACAGGGAGACCTTGGCCCACTATTTGAATACTGTGATGAACCTACTATATGTGAAACCTACTGGAAAGACTTTGGTGGAATGTGGAACTCTAGTGTTATGGCATGGCACTGTGATAATGCCGCCTATATAACAGAGAACTTTTTTAAAAACTGGGACTACAACTTGCATAAATATCAAGGTAAGGATGATAACTTTTTATATGATGAAAAAATGTTCAAGAGAACATTCCCCAAGGGGTTGATATATTCATTTCTTGCTGGGGTAGACATGGAAACAGATACCTCACCGAGAGCTCATCAAATAAAACCAGATTATCCAGTTGTTCTATTAAATGGACAGAATGAAGTCAATTACGATTTGAGAAAAAAATATTATGATGCACTTTCTTTGCATGAAATGGGGTAACAAGTACTCCCCAGAATATGTAAACAATCTCTACAAAATGGTTCAGCAAAACTATTCCAAACGGTTTAAGTTTATATGCTACACAGACGAACCAGAAGGAATAGAGAAATCAATAAAGACTAGACCTATCCCGAATGTAGAACCACTACATCCACGGTACTGGTTTGGTCAAGAAAACTATTGTTGGGATAGAGCAAAGTTTCTTGTCTTAAATTCCCACCACTGGTTAAAAACTAAAGGCCCTTTCTGCTATCTGGATTTAGATGTCATTATTCAAAACAACATCGATGACATATTTGAACTATCAAAAACTCCACATATGATTTATTCAAATTGGGAAAATCCAAAAGTTCTCAATGACAGAAGGTTTACAGATATGCGTGGCACATTGTATAACTCTAGTGTCATGTTATGGTGTACTGACCAAGGGGAAAAGATTTATAACGATGTAATGAAACACAAGGACACCGTGTTTAAAACCTTTTGGAAAGGAACCGACAACTACTACCCATATAGAGAACATCAAGCAGTAGGCGATAACTATTGGTCGTTCCTACCTAGTGATTGGGTTTACTCCTACAATAGAGGAAGACAACATCCCAATGATGTCACGCAACACCTGTATAGAGAAAATTCAAAGTTTTGTATCTTTGAAGCATCGATTGGTGGTAGGAATAAAAATAACCTAAAACCACATGAGTTGAGAGACTATAACTTATTAATACACTGGCATGGTAAAACAGAATTTGAAAAACTATGGTTGCCTAAGTTCCCAGAAAACTTTTTTGATAAAAACAAACATACCAATAAGATATCCCAACTTCTGCGTACCAAAGACTACGATACACTAGAAGAAAAATTTCTTAAAGATTTACCTCAATTGAAACAAGATTGGGAACAATATTCAAAGGAATTTGAAACACTACGAGAATGGATTGGATTTGAATCTCTAACAGATAGTATGCTACAAGAAAACTATATGGACAAAGAGACAATATCAGATATAAAAGAACTCATTGAAACAAATGATTTGCAGTCTTTATCAGAAAAAATGATAAAAGATTTCCCAGAATTAGATGAATATTTTAAAGGTACAATTTCTGAAGTGAAGGTACATGTACCAGAATTAGAAAGAGAGATATCTGACCTCATCTTTATACGACAAATAGAACCTCATCATAGAGATATAATCAAGGAACTATATGACTCTGGTGATATGATATCGATGCACAAAAAGTTTCTTGCTGACTATCCAGATGACCCTGTGCTACTACAAGGTGATGAGTCCCTATACTGGAACAAAGATGCAGATGATATATATGACCTCTATAAACAAAGATACATATACAAATCTCACCTAACTGCATTTGATGAAGCAAAAGAACTTGGGCCTGTTAGATATTTCTGGAATATAAGTTTCCTACAATGTTTCGCGTTGTACAAAAGATTGTGGGATAAAAACACACTACCCCAAATCAAAAAAGATGTTATGGACAACATTAAGGAACATGGGATGCAAAGAGTATTTTGGGACGCATCTACTGAGGATGTGCAATCTCTCTATAAAAAATATTATCTACAGAACCTAAAAGAATTATTTTACAAAGAAGATTATGAGAAAGTATTTGAACGATTGTATAACATCATGCCTAAACAAGAACTTATATCTGTTATAAATCAAAGTAATGTAAAAGATAATGATACTCTTGTCAAGTATTTTCAAATGCATGGAGAACAATATAGTGACTTATACACAGGATTATATGATGATGGCAATCCAGAAGGTGCATTAATACAACTATCCACCAAACAAAATGATACTGGGAATGAATTCAACGACATCTTTGTCAATGGTAAAGAACATACACTTGAATCTATCAAAACTGTGGTTGAAAATTTCAAGTTACAATGGGTTACATTTATATGTGAAATTACTGACCCAACCAATTGTGACCACATTGAGTCAATTTGTTGTTATTTTAAAGAAAAATTGGGGTGTACGATTACAGTACAGACATTCAAGGCATATATAAAAGACCTACCTTTTGTAGATAGGGTTGAACATGTACTTCCTACTCAACCCACTGAGAATGAAACTAAGGTTAGTGACAGTATCGCTAGTGACATTCCAATAAGTTTGGAGACATTAAAAAGGTTTAAGAAAGAAGAGGAAGTGCGAACTAAGAAACCTAAGATGAAAGAAAAAGAACCAGTGTGGTGTGACGCGAGGAAAAGTGAATACTTTTATGTGAATTCACAAGGCAACATTTTTCCATGTGCTTACATCGCTAGGGATGTTATGGAACACAAACTATTTCCATATCACCCGATTGACTATACATATAATTTTAAATATAATGATGCAACAAAATTTAACATTGGCGAAATAATTTATAACCACGACTTTGAAAATATAAGTCAACATTTGAAGAGGAAACCCCTCAGCGTTTGTACTAGAAATTGTGGAGATTGTCATGCGAGTTAATGTAGTTTGCAGTAAATGGGGAGAAAAATATGGCCCGCACTTTGTTAACCGTCTTTATAACATGTCTAAGCGTAATACACCTTCGACAATGGATTTTCATTTCTACTGTTATACCGATAACGATAAGGGACTCGATCCTAATATTAAAGTTATCCCATTTCCAGACATCGATTCCATCCATCCTAAATACTGGTTCGGCGCTGATGAGTTTAAGTATGGCATGGCTCGTTGCTGGGACAGGCCTAAAACTTTTGTCTTTAACACTCACAATTTTGGCCCAGATAAGCCGACAGGACGCTTCATCTTCTTTGATTTGGATGTAATCATTCAAAATGATATTACACCACTTCTAACTTACAATACAGAACAACCAACAAAAATGAGGTCTTGGTGGCAAGACCCGAAACCCATGCAGACTAGACAGTTTAAACTAGCACATGGTGCGTACACGAATGGAAGTTGTCAAGTGTGGAGTGATGACCAATGTGAACCTATATGGGAAGATGTTTTAAAAAATCAAGAAAAGATATGGTTCACATATACGGACGGAACCGATAACTACCACTCATGGAGGTGGGGAGAGTATGGTGCTAAACTGTGGGATTACTTCCCATCACATATGGCATACTCATATAATCGTGGTCGTTCATGGGAAGAAGATGATTTGAATGTGGGTATATACAGACCCAATTGTATTTTGTGTGTATTTAATGTAGACTTATTGCCGTTTGAGGATGAGAGTAGAGGACACACCAAACAAGACGAACTTGCAGACCCACAACTATTGGAGCATTGGAGATGATTCTAATAACATCTGGATGTAGTTTTAGTTTAACAAGTCAGAATATGGATGACCACATTGCCACTTGGCCAGACTATCTTAATATGAAACTATCAACAGAATTAATTTCTAAATCTATGGGGTCTCAAGGTAATGATTTGATTAGCAGAGGCATTATCTATGAGGTAAACAAACAATTAAAAACAAAACAACCACACCAGATTAAAGTTGGGATAATGTGGTCTGGAACGGATAGAAAATCTATATATTTTAGGAAAGAGTTTCCGACTGATAGTTCCGATGGATGGGTAAAAAATCCACATGGATTTATAAAAGACCATAACCATTGGGAAATTATGAATCATCACTGGACAGGCGGTACAAGTAAAATATACTATGAACAAATACACACTCGCATAGAGGGATTTATTTGCACACTAGAAAACATTCTTAGGACACAATGGTTTCTTGAAAAAAATAATATTGAATATTTTATGACAACCTTTTGTGATATTTTTATTGATATGCTCGAATTACATATCAAAGACCATAGACATAAGGAAGAAATAGAACACCTATATGAACAAATAAATTGGAATGTGTTTTTACCTATCAAGGGAATGTATGAATGGTGCGATGGTTGTGAGGGTATAGCAGAACACCCATCTCAAGAACAACATGAAAGGTTTACAGAAGAAGTGATAATACCTTTTATAAAGAAAAATAAATGGGGGTACGAATGAAAAAATTATGGAAACTATGGGCAATGTCTTTAGGTGAAAAAGCCTCGGACAATTCAAAAGAGGCAGATGCAGTTGCAGTAATGAGAACTATAGTTGTCTTAGTAAACTTCTTTACCTGTTTCTTTATTATATCGGGAGTATTGAGACATTGGTAATGATGAGTCCAAATTGGTTTATAGCCGAGGAACAGATATCAAAACATAATTGTATCTGGACAGGTGAGGTATCTATGAATACCTTGGATTATTATAGAAAGTTTGTAGGCGAAACTTCAAACAATTATAACTTAGCAGGACATTTGGATAAACAAATAAGAATTGAAGATATGCCGTGGGAAGTTAAAGAAGATATTATGAGTCACTTCTACAGACAAGAAGTACAACGATACATGATGACACACAAAGACACGAGTCATCCCCTATTACCGATTGGTCTGGAAAGTGTATGGATTAACTATCAAAAGAAACACGAATTTAATCCTATGCATAATCATGGCGGACTGTTTTCTTTTGTAATTTTTATCAATGTTCCATATGACTTAGAAGAAGAAGATAAATTCTTTCCAGAAAAGAAAGACCCAAAAACCTCAAGGTTATGTTTTGTGATGAACTCACCAATGGGTGTACCAGAAGAACTGGCGATAAATGTTGACCAAGGGTTTGTTGGTAAAATAATTTTCTTTGATGCGAAATTACCGCACATGGTCTATCCTTTTTATACTTCAGATGGTGAAAGAATTACTGCATCTGGTAATGTGGTCTATGAGAGAGAAAAGTTTTGAATATCTACACAGTAAAATGGGGTGACAAATACAACCACCAACATGTCAATAATATCTATGAGGCTTGTCTACAATATCTCCCCCAAGATTTTCGTTTCTATTGCTTAACAGAAAATCCAAAAGGATTAGATGAGAACATTACGCCACTCGCATTGCCGGGCGGAAACAAGTTGGTAAAGTGGTGGAATAAAATGTACCTCTTCGATGAAACTATTGTTACACAGAAGGGTGAAAAGATGTTCTTTGATATTGATACTATCATTCAGAAAGATATAACTCCTATCGCAAACTATGACCCAGAGGATTGTCTTTGTTTCGTAAAAACATACTGGCACGATTTAGAAACTCAATTCAAAAACACTCGGCACATTCCACATAAATATACAGATCTAAACTCTTCGGTTCTGAGATGGAATGATAATTTAAACACAGAAGAGATTACAGAATATTTTAATAAATATCAGAAACAAATACTATGGTACTATCGTGGTCTTGACAACTTCTTTTATAATAGAAGAATAACCAAAATCAAATTGTTTCCTATAGGTTGGGTATATAGTTTTAATCAAGGCTATGTCTTCCCACACGATATAGATAAACACACATACCGCGAACTACCTTATGTTTGTATTTTTGACTCAATGGGAAAAGGTGAAGATGTTAAATTTTAATTTTTTAAATAACTTTAAATACTGGGGTGAGGCGTTACATGTTATAGAAAACAAAATGCCTCATAAACTTGTAGACTTTAGGCAGTCTCTACAAGAAAATAATATGGATGCTTCAATCTGGTTGGTTGAAGAACTAAAAGAATATTTGGAAGAATATTATACTAAACAAGGAAATCTTAGAATATTAATTCTTAATTCTTGGTTGGGTCTTCCTATGGTTCCACTTTTGTGTGAAAACTTAGATGTCTCTCAGATTCATTTAGTGGACATGGATGAAGAGAGTATCAATCTTTCTAAATCATTTCACAAATATTATGCCCAAGAGAAGTTTGTAAACATTCGTCATTGGAATCTGGATATACCATTTGAGTTTGAGAATCTAAACAAGATTGATGTTGATGTAGTAATCTGTATTCACACCGAACAAATGTATCCCCTAACAGAACTAGTAGGCAAGAACCCCAATGCTGTGTACGCGATGCAGAACTCAAATGTAGTTGAGGAAATGTATGGTATTAATTGTGTGAACTCAATAGAGGCACTAAAAGAACAGATAGGAATAGAAGAGTGTGGATATGAAGGAACCAAACAACAAATATATTATTCTTGGGATGGTAAGAAAGAGTTTGATAGATATATGGTTATTGGTCAGAGAGAAGGATTCTTTTAAACTACATTTATTGTAGAGATATCCTCTACCATAGATTCCCATAAATCTTTATCTGGAATTACAAATCCAAATGTTTGACGCGGGCCTCTACTACCAGCAGTATGCCAATATGGGTCTTCATCTTTACCCCCATAATATCCTATCTTAACATTCCATCCTACTGGGTCATTGATAGTTACAACTTCCCCATCCTCGACATGTTTAAAGAAACCAACACCATCACTATGAGACATTAAAATATTATAGCCGGGACAATCCCAGTTATTATGCCATGACATAAAACCACCAGCAGGATAGTAAACATGTACCGCGTTAAACTTTGCACACAACCACGCGGATAAATCCCTACAAACTTCTAAAGACTTCTGTCTAATCTCCTTGGGTACTTTATGAGTCAGATGAAAATCACATACCTTAGCATACTCTGGTGGGCCTTTGTGGTCATCACCCTTTGATTGTACTTCCCTAAGATACTCCTCTGAACAATAGTAATTCATGTCCCTGTCACCAAATCTCCTTTCGTCCATAGGTAAAGGTTCTTTATTATGGTCATTGAAGAAGTCCATCCAATCATCTAAGATGTCTAATAGTTCTGGGTTTATTTTTTCTATCGTTTTCATCTTAACTGAAAAGACTCATTTTCTTTGTATACCCTATCTAAAGTATAGTGTGTTATAACAGTATCCATTCCCGCCAATTCTTCTGGTCTTTGTCCCATACAAAAGTTCCATCTAGCATCTGGCCATGGAAAATCACCTACTTGGACAGTATTGGCAAAAGGTGTTTTATTTAAAAGATACCACATGCTGAATGTATCCCACTTACAAACTTCGTCTGGATATGGGGATGGGTCATAATCGGGTTTAATTTGTTCGCAGTATTGAGTAAACCAATTAGACATTAGCGCTCTCATTATATCATTGTTCTTATAAACAAAGATACCACAATGATATATCATTTCTTCCGTATCGTTTAGTTTTGTTATCTTCGCGTTATATGGTCTGTTTCTAGTAAATATTATATCATTATCTTCTAAGAAAGTAAAGACTCTTTTTATATCTTCATGTTGAATGTATGTGTCACAATCGATATACATCGTTTTATCATATGGTGTTTTATCCAGCGCCCATAGTTTTGCCCTCACATGGTCATCACAGGAGAACACATTGTCGAACAAAGTCTTGTCGTATGTCCCTTCCCATCTATCCTCTGTGAATAGAGTTATCTTTGCTTTGGGGTGGAATTCTAATAATGACTCAGCGGATTGACATGCGGCTTTTAAGTATCTTTCATCACGAGAAGCTACATAAAGATATCCGTTCATTACGGTTCCGTTGGTATGTCTGGAGCAAGCTCTGGATGTGTACCATCTGGTTTAAACATATTTGGAGAGGTGTACAATGCTTCTTGTTGAATTAATATAGTAACCCATGCTTGTACTTCTAATTGAGTCTTTGCCTTACGAATTAACTTTTTGATTTCTTTGTTTTGTGAATTTTTGATTGCTTCAATCTCAAAGGCTTCTAGTTTCATATTGAACAATGCTTCTTGCATTATTCTATTTTTATGAACTTCGCGTTGTTCTGCGTCTTTTTCTTCTTGTTCTAAGACAACATCTTTGTGCGCCTCGGTGAGTTCATCGATTTCTTCTTCGGTGAAAATCTCCATGATAGCATCGTAGTCTTTATTTACAAGACCTTCTTTGATATTACCTACATTTATTTGAGATGGTCGGTAACTTTGGCCAACCAAAATCTCGCAGAACAGCGAGCGATTTTCTTTATCTATCCATCGGGGGTTGCGATATTTTGCAAGTTCTTCGGTCATAATATTTCCTCATGATTAAAAATTAGTAGGACTATTATACCCTACCTCACTATTTATGTCAAGTCTTAAGCGGTTCTTATAAACAGCTGTTTTGTTTCTTGTGTAGCACTAGATGATTGTACAGTGTTACCAGCATAATATCCAGTATATGTACCAGAATATGAACCAGCGTATGCACCATTTAAGAACCCAGCAAAGAAACGGTCATAGTATCCTGTATATGACCCTGTGTAGTCTCCAGCATAGTTTGCAGATGCGATGTCTTTTAATTGGTCAGTCATCGTTGACCCCATCTGTACCCATGTTCCAGTAGC